CTATGCCCATTTCTTTTAATTTTTTACTGGATTCAGAGTACCCAAATTGAACACATTCATAATGAGTTCTAAAAGTTTCATGCCAATTGAATGGAGGCATGCAATCACCTATTACACTTGAACAAATTGATAAGGCTAATAAAAATTTCATTGACACCTATTGTAATGTATGAGATAAATCCCATATTATGTTTAAACAAAGAAAGGAGTATATCACATGACAGATATAACTAAATACAAAAACGTATCACTGAGTCACAAAACATATGATCTCATTGATAAGATAAGGAAAGTAATACAACCAGACACAGTTCTAAGTAGATCACAAACTATTAGTATTTTAGTAAATGAGAAAGCGAGGAAACTAAATGGAAAAGTCAAAGAAAAGTAAAGTAATATGTCCAACATGCAAAGGAAATGGGTTTGTACGAATACCTTATAGGTTGGCGAAAGAAGAAGTCACCGCTCAGTGTGGTGTATGTGATTCGGAAGGAGAAGTATACCCAGAAGATGTCGATGGAATTGTTATCGATAAGGACGGGATACATAGAATACAATGACAGAAAAAACAAAAGATCCAGGGTATCAAATAGAAACTCTGAAAGCTGAGAAAGTTGCTTTGTATGAAGAAGTAAGAAAATACAGAGACGAAAACGAAGCGTTGAAGAAACAAAAAGAATACTTGCAACGACAATGTCGTAAAGCAGGTAAGGCCATATTAACTCTTGAAGCAGATAAGATAGGCTTACACAAAGATATTGAACGTGTTCAAGAAGAGTATGACAATTATAAAATAATAAAAGGAAACCATGACTGAAACAAAGATACCAACTCAGACTGAAGAAAAAGTAACATATGGTGTTCTTAATTGGGGACCTTGTGTCTGCCAATTAAAAATATCTGATAATTTTAGAAATAGATTATTAACAGGTGCAGAAGAGGCTAGGAAAGAAAACCTAGACTACACAACTAAACTTGCAGGAATAATTAAAGGTGAGTATGAATACAAAAAGAAAGAAGATTATTTACCTGAAATTGCGCAATGTTTGGGTATCTATGATGTTGCTTTTCAGAAATGGAAATCAGATCCGTACGAACGTAAACCAGAGTATATGCTAACTGCATTGTGGGTTAATTATATGAAACAACATGAGTTCAATCCACCTCACGATCATTCGGATCAACTATCCTTTGTAATCTTTTTAAAGATACCAGAGGAAATAAAAAAAGAACAAGAACAATATAAAGGTAAATCGGGTGGACCCGGAAGTTTATCTTTTCTTTATGGAGATGGAAACAGACAGGCCATTACCTATCAATCTATTCTTCCTAAAGAAGGAGATATGTTTATATTTCCTGCGTGGATGAAGCATTACGTTGCACCATTTTATTCTGATGTAACTAGAATATCGGTATCTGGTAATGTTGCTGACTCTGTACAGTTAAATCAACTTAAGAGACATGCAGAAGCTACGATTGTAAAAGCCGACGAAATAAAAAAATAAATGCCAAGAGATACGAAGCACGTCAAGGGTGATCGAGCTGAACTCATTGCCCAAGAATTTTTTATTGAAAAGGGGTTCTATGTATTTAATAATATATCTCAACATGGTCCAGTTGACATGGCAGTGATGGATAAAGACGGAAATATTATGCTTGTTGACGTTAAGTCATTGAGTTTACGAACAAAAAACGGTTGGAAAGTTAATCGTACTCCGACTAAAGAACAAGATAAGTTAGGTGTTGAATTGGTATTTGTTAATTTAGATACGAAGGAAGTATTAGATGACGTGCCTAACAAACGACACTATAATAACGTAGTTAATTTAAAATGGTATAAAAAATGGATGAAAGATGATTAAATATTTATTAGAAAAAATATATCATTACTCTGGCGCCATTAATTCATGGTCATGGAGTAAGTTATATAAAAATAGAAAGGATGGTTATGGCTACAAAAAAAGATAGACCCTGGGACGGTAGATCAAGACCGTCAGATGATAAATACAGAGAAGGTTATGACAGGATATTTAAAAAGAATCCTGTAGCGAAAGAGTTAAGAACATCTAAGTATAAGTCACAAGTGATTAAAAATAAAAAGAAAGAAGATTATTTTGAAAGTAAAAGTATAAAGGAGTTATTAGAAGAAATGGATCAAGACGAATTAAAAAAGATTGTGGACCGTAATGGGTTTTAAATTTAATAAATTATATGACTACCCACGATCAATGCGAACATTGGTTGGTGGTAAACGACACTATAACATTCGTGAAGAGAAGTTGCCGAGTGTGACGACGATTCTTTCCGCGTGCCAGTCGGACGAGAAGAAAGCAAGTCTTGAGGCATGGCGACAGAGATTAGGACCTAAGACCGCTGACATTGCGCGAGATCTAGCTGCAGAGCGTGGTACAGCTATGCACAAGTACCTCGAACATCATATTGATGGCACAGGGCTCAAGGACCTTACACCGCTGGGCGTGCAGGCAGAGACTATGGCTACCAAGATTATAGAATCGGGGCTCAAGGACCTGGAAGAGGTATGGGGCCAAGAGGTGACGTTATACTATCCTGGGTTGTATGCAGGAGCTACCGATGTTGTAGGGATCTTTGATGGCCAGCCGGCTATCATAGACTTTAAGCAATCAAATAAACCTAAGAGACGTGAGTGGATTGAGGACTACTTTGAGCAGCTGGGGGCATATTGCATGGCCCACAATTATGTTTATAATACCAAAATACAATCTGGAGTAATTCTAATGTGCACCAAAGATTTTATGTTTCAGAAGTTTGAGGTGTCTGGACGTGAATTCGTACGCTATCAACATGCATTCTTGCGCAAATGTGATCAATATCACCAAAATTGTACCCGAGATCCAGAGGGTCAAGATACAAAAAATGATCAAAAAGTATAGTAAATCATTGACTAATTTCATTTGTACCCTTTGTATACCCTTTTCAAAACAAAAACAAAAAATAAAAAAAATATTTTTAAAAAGTGGTTACAATTGGTACAAAAGTTAGAAGTGTTGTATACCAACACTTATTCGCTCAAATTTGTATCCTGGAGCAGGATACAATTGGTTACAAAAGATACAATTTTACTAAAATGATCAAAAAAGCTAGCAATACCAACAAAATAAGGGACGCGCACATATGATTTGCATTTTTAAATTTAAAAATCATTGATAGAAGTATATACCTAGACTATGCCTAAAAAGAAGAAATCAAAATACAGACACGTTAAGATTGGTCCGAAGACTTATTATTTTTATCGTATAGAGTGGATCGATATAACTGGGGATGCGGGGCATGCATCAGCCGAAGAATTTGATAAATTCGAATGCAGCAAAATGATAACACACGCATACATATACAAAAAGACTTCCAAATGTATTTGGACGTTCGCTTCATATGAAGATAAAGATATTTCATTTTCTGATAGGAATGTTTTCCCGAAAGGGTGTGTGGTTAAGTTGACTAAATTATTAGTCTGACGATATCTTAAGGCGTTCTTGTTGTAAAGTCTTCAACCTTTTTATTTCGTCAAGTTTTTCCTGTTTAGCCATTTCATTTAAGTTTCCGTGTAGGTGTGTTTCTACGAATTGACCGGTAGCTTTACCTATTAATTGTTCAAATGGTGCTGCATCTTTTATCTTACCATCATCAACTAGCTTCTGTGATAGCACTTGTTGTCTTCTAACATAGTTGTTTTTAGTAACAGTAAAAGCTCTATTAACTTCGTTAGATCTATGCTGTAAATATTTTTGAATCTTAGGATTCTGAATCAGCCCTGCTGCTTCTTGTGTTGCAGATTTAGAGCTATATCCAGCATGGATAGCCGCTTCAGTTCTGGTAGTTCTACCCTCATTCATGATTAAATACTCACAGAATCTTCTCTGCATTTCTGTAAGCTCTGTAGGGTAAGCTGCCTTCTTTTTGACAATTTCTTGACTCATGCTTGCTTTATACATAATATCTTATATAAACACAATATATGAAAGCAAAAGAATTAAGACAATATCTAGACAAATTCCTAGTGTCACCAGCCGCACAAGATGCAAGAGTTCAATTTGAATTACCTAACGGAGAAAAATTAGACCTAATTGAAATTCAGTTGTTGGAAACTCGAATGATTGGTGATAGAGACACCCACATTTTAAATCTAAAAGGACTTAAAAGAGGTGGTACTTGGAAGATGCCAAAGATCATAGGCAAACTCTAATTAACTGCTGAAGTTAACTTGATAAAATTAGAGAAGGATTTGTGGCGTGATCTTAAAGGAATTAAAAGTAAAATTATATGGACTAGGTTGGAAAACCGCGCTTTATTTGGTACCCCTGATCTATTGGGTTATGCTCCTAGTGGGTCCTTTTTTACAGTAGAATTGAAGTTAACATCGGTTAACAAAATACGCTTTTCACCCCACCAAATAGCCTTTCACATGAAACATAATTTGAATACATTTATCCTTGTTGCTTGTTCCCCGGATCCCCAGCTTGTACGCTTGTACCCTGGTGCTCGGATCCTGGAGCTTGTGGACTCAGGCTTGAAGCTTGAGCCTTTGAGGGAAGGCTTGAAGGCTTGTGTTCTGGAGCTTGAGAGCTTGCCACCTTGCGTCCCTGCTTCCTGAGTTCTGCGTAATATTTCGGGTGATACCATCGATGAGTCATGTTAATGTTTACCATATGCAATGTTGCTTACACCATCGGACCAGCAGGCTCGACAATCTAAACACTTGCCGCCCTGACCAGGTGCCGGGCAGGTTGCGTCGCTGGTAACTACCGTCGATGTGTGCGGCCAGCTTCCAGCTGCTGCTTGATCGATCATAGTCATTGATAATCTAATAATTAAATTCTTTGGACAGTCTTCCAGATGGTCCCGGATCCATGCTTCCCGGGTCGGCATCCAGTGCTGCATCTCAGGCGTTAACCTGCAAACCTCAAAAATTTTGTTTAGGTGGTCCAGGTCCTGAACGTCTCCTGAGTCGTGCCATCTAAAAACTTTGTGCTTGCTGACAGCTTGTGAGTTAATCACCACGGCCATGGCCTCCACCCAGCGCGGGTCCTGAATTGATTCTAGTCTTTTGTATTGCGCCTGGACAATTGCCGGAAATCTTACATAGTTATTTTTTAACGCATAGCAGCCAGCGCAAACGCTGTTAGGAATGAGCCTGAGCTTCGCGCCCGTCTTGCATTCCGCTGCTGGTATACCATAAGCAAAGCCCGGCATTTTGTCCGGCTTCGATAATGATACTATTATTTTTTTAGCTTCTTTTATATTCATAATTTCTCCTATAAAATCTTATACTCTAAGCTTGTGAGCTTGTCAACTGGCCCGCTTGTAGCTTGACGCTTCAGGGGCGGGCCCACCCTGGGTGTGTTGCTGTTAATCCAGCAACACATAATATTGATCGGTAAAATGTTTTTGGAACCAGTCCAGGCCCTTGCGCATTAGCTGCGCGTCACCTGTTACTTCAGCCCCCTTGATCACATCATAGACCGCCACGGCGTACCGGGGCAGCTGGCAGCTCTGGCCGCTGTAGGGATTAGTTACAGTCTCCAGCGCGTGCTTAGACTTTGGGTCTGTCATCATTATTTTAAACGGTAGTTTCATTTATCCTCTTTCTGGTTATGCTGGCGGTGCACGCGTCCAGGTCCCGTCGGCCCTAATTAAGCTAATGACGCGCCAGCTGTTATCTGGACCCTGGGTTGAAGCCGGCGTGCTTTGTTTTAATAGCTCGAGCGACAGGCTTAACAGGTTATCACCTGCCAGGATCCAGATATAGATATATAGGATAATCCTATAATTACAATAGCTAGTTTAAAAATAATTTAGTTTATCCACAGCTTGAAACCATGGGGCGGGGGCCCACCCTAATAGGGCGGGCCCACCCATCGCTTGTAGCCTTAGGGCGGGGGCCCACCCAAAAAAAAAAACAAAAAAATTTTTCCTAGTTTAGAATTAATCTAAACTAGGAAATCATCAAGGACAGATGAAACTATGTATTCTGTAATGGTCTTACCTCATTGGTAATCATATTCCTTTCAATATAATCAGGTTGACTTTCAACCCTATTATAATCTCGATCATATCTATTTGGGTTCCAAACTCGTCGCCACGCATTTTCTTCTGTTAATGTCATTGGTTCGTGTAGTCTGCCACTAATTTGATCTACTGCTCTATCAATAAAATCTTCTGCCCAATCGTTATAACAATTCATTGAGCAAAAATTTCCCTTTCCATAATAGAGAGTTGATCTTCTTCTAGTTTGATTAACTCGATTATCTTTCGAGCCTCGTTTCCTGTCCTTTGTGTCGTAAGTATGGCACTTATGACTTTGGCAATATTTTAACGCCATTTTCTGTCCTTTCTTGTTATGCAACTTGCAGTTGCGTTTTTATACTGCCAACTGCAAGTTAGCTTTAATGATATTAAAGTTTTTATAAATTAATATAATATCTTATATAATCCCTTGACTTTAAAAGTCAATAGTTTAAAAGAATATTTATGCAAATAAAAATAAATTCAGCAATTTTACAATTTGCAAAGGTGTCGTGGGGCAATCTGAATAAACCCCACGAGCCGATAAACATTAACCAATAAAAAAGAAAGAGGACACATGGCACGTATAAGACTAAACCAAGAGTACCGAAACAAAGTTGCAAATCGTATAAAGCAATCTTTATTTCAAGAGGACACCCAAGAGAAGAAAAAGTATGACACTCTAAAAGCTGAGCAAGTGGATATAAATGACAAAGCTTGGTCTGTCGCTAAAGACATAGTAAGACGACACTATACCGAAGAAGATGTAGAGAAAGCTTACTACTTACAAAACAAGTTTGAAAATGTTTCAACTATTGCAAAAGATAGTTGTTTTCATTTTCACTATCAAGGTCTAGCAGAGGAAAAAGACTATAATGGAAATGTATCAATGGTTGAGAAACCAATAGAAAAACATTTTGATTTTAGATTAAATGGCTCTATCGAGGCTGAAAACAATTATTCTTCTAGTCGTGATAGTAGTTATGGCTTTGCCTTGTTTCGAGATGAGATAAACGCGCAAGAAAATTGTAATGCTGATATCTTGATTGAACAAGCTGACAAAGACGACAATCCACACAAAAGAAAATTTGTTGATAATAACAATGAGTATCTTGGATTGAGTGGTGGTCGAGATAATGAAACCAAGTATGGTAAAGAGTGGAACGAAAAATATAATCTTGATTTAATTGGTCGTGATTATTGTCGTGATAGGTCTATTGCTTGCACCGAACAAGAATTTAATTTTCTTGTTTCTTGGAAAGCGAGTAAAGGTCAATTTGTTGTGGCACATTCAAAATGGATTGATAGTGTCTTAAAACAAATGAAAGAAATCAAGATTGGATTAAAGGGCTACAAATGGTTAGATGAGGCGATTGAGTTAGCAAATGAACTCGGTGTTCAAATTACTGACCACGAAATAATAAGAACTAATAGTACAGGGCTTGTTATTTACAATCCGAAAAATCTAGCTGAAAGAATAAAAGGTATGAAAAATACTGAAAAAACTAGAGAACAAAAGATAGCAGAACGTGTGGCATATATGCAACAAGAAGAAAAAAAAGTGAATAACCTAAATTAATTGTTGTTTAATTATGGGATTAATATATATTAATCCCATAACCAATTAAGGTTATAGAAAGCGAGAAAACAAATGACAATAGCAAACACAATAATGCCGAGTGGTTTTACATTCCAACAAGAATTATTACTGCAAGCATTAAAAAGACAAGCAACAACTGGTATGCTTATGACAAATCCAAGAGTGACTGGGTTTTCAAGTTTTACTAAAGCTGTGTTGCATTTTATAGACGACAAGAAAGCACCTAAAACTTGTAAAAATTTATACAAGTATTTAGTTGAGAAAGGTTGTTATGATAAATAATAAACCTTTCACAATCACTTACTACTCAGCAAGTGATAAGAAACACATAACAAGATCGGCTTTGTGGACAGATAAATGCAGATATTGGGTATCTAAACAAGGCAGATTATTAATGACTTATTTTGATGTAGATCAAGACGGATATAGAACTGCGTCGGATAGTTGGAAAGTTAGATTGTAATGACAGTTAAACTAGCAATCTTTAATGTAGCCGTACTCTTGTACGGCTACATAATATTAACAATACTAGGAGTAATATAATATGACAAAAGAAACAAAAGATAAAAAATTTATGATTATAGAAAAAGAAATATTTTTGGGAACTCCAAAATATTCTATTCATAAATCAATGATGTATGATTTAACAACAGCAATAAAAAAGTTGTTGGCACTTGATACATTGATCGAGGATAGAGAACGATATTCTTATCACTTGCAAGAGGTTTCATTCAGCGAGGTTCAAGAACCTTTGGTGTTAACTGATGAAGTGAAAGAAACAGAACAATCGGAAATGCCTTTCTGATTTAATCTCGCTAGGGTTTGTGGTTTAGGCATGAGCCACAAATCCTACAACATCCTATGCAAAAACTGCATAGCTAAAATTGCATACACTACATGTAGTGTGTCAAGAAAAAAATTTTTCAAGATATACCGGGCGGGCCCACCCCCTCCCTGGCGGGCCCACCCATAGAGGTACCAGACGGGTAGGCATTCTAGATTGCAAAACAAAAAGGCAATACCCCCTAAATAAAGATAGGGATCCTAAGTCATACTAAAGTTGAAGATTTAGACGATTATGGTATAAGTTTTGAAAACATATTAGTAGATATGCCTAGCAAAAAAATTTTAGAAAAAAAATATCAGGGTTTGACCCCAGACGAAACCGCTAATCTAATCGAACTTGAGCGTAGTGTAGCATTAGATGAAGCCCGACCAAATATTACAAAAAATTTTTTAAGTTTTGTTAAGTATGTGTGGCCTGAGTTTATAGAGGGGTCCCATCATAAAATTATTAATAAAAAATTTAATGATCTCGCTAACGGGAAAATTAAACGTCTGATCATTAATATGCCGCCAAGACATACGAAGTCGGAGTTTGCTTCATACTTACTTCCGGCATGGATGATTGGAAAAGATCCTAAACTAAAAATTATTCAAGCAACACACACAGCAGATCTTGCGATAGACTTTGGTCGTAAAACTAAAAACTTAGTTGATCAACCAAACTACAAAGAACTTTTTACAACTAGACTACAAGAAGATTCCCAGGCAGCAGGAAAATGGAAAACCGATCAAGGCGGAGAATACTTTGCAGCCGGTGTTGGTGGAGCAATCACAGGTCGTGGTGCGAACCTATTAATTATTGATGATCCACACAAAGAACAAGATATTAGAAAAGACAGTAAAGCTTTTGACAAAGCAATGAATTGGTACACGTCAGGTCCACGTCAACGTTTACAGCCTGGTGGTGCAATTGTGGTTGTAATGACTAGATGGTCTACAAAAGATATAACGGGTCAATTATTAAAAGCTCAATCCGAAGAAGGGAGTGATCAATGGGAAGTTGTAGAACTGCCTGCGATATTACCTGATGGCAACCCTGTGTGGCCAGAATTTTGGACATCGGAAGAATTACTTAAAACTAAAGCATCAATTCCTGTTTCAAACTGGTTGGCTCAATATATGCAGAACCCGACTGCTGAGGAAGGAGCAATATTAAAAAGAGAATGGTGGCGTGATTGGAAGGCTAAGTATCCACCACCTTTAGATTATATTATACAAAGTTATGATACAGCATTTACTAAAAAAGCATCTGCTGACTTTAGTGCTATAACCACGTGGGGTGTCTTTACGACCGAGGATTCAGGACAGAATATTATACTCCTGAATGCATTTAAAGACCGTTATGACTTTCCAGAACTCCGGCGGGTAGCCCTGGAAGAGTATCGAGACTGGAATCCTGACATGGTAATCGTTGAAGCCAAAGCTTCTGGACTACCTCTGACACATGAATTGAGACAGATGGATATCCCAGTAATTAACTTTACTCCTAGCCGAGGAAATGATAAACATACAAGATTAAACTCCGTAGCCCCTCTCTTCGAGAGTGGTAAAATTTGGGCCCCTATGCATGAACACTTTGCACAGGAAGTTATTGAAGAATGTGCTTCTTTCCCATTTGGAGAATATGATGACTATGTCGATAGTACGACACAAGCCATTATGAGAATTAGACAGGGTGGTTTGGTTCGACATCCTGAAGATTATCAAGATGAACCTATTGTACGAGGAGAAGTAAAGTATTATGGTTAAACAAATATTACCAAAAGCTGGAGAAGCAATATTAGCATTATTTAATAAGTTAGGTGGGAATATGAACAATGTCCTCGGTTCCCGATCCAACATTACTTTTTTAGGAAAGGGTAAAAATCCTGAAGGGTTCATCGACGCTGACATCAATACCGAAGCAATCGGTTTTTTAGGTAAAAATAAAATCTTAGAAGAACTAGAAAGTTCTATCGGCTATCTAACAGCTGGCAAGCTTAACGATGTTCAGGCCAATAAGTTATTAGAGAACATGCAAAAGGTTGATGAAGTATTCAGTCCGAAACAAGTCGCAAACATCACGGACCTGGCAACAGGGACCAGGAACCTGGATCAAGAAGGTTTAGGTTCGTTAAGAGAAACAGAAAAAATAAAAAGATTTGAAGCAGGTCAAAAAACAGGTAACCCTGCAATGAAAGAAGTCATGCAAGAGGATATTAGAGCATTGCAAGATGATCTACCACCTTCAGGCTCAGGTGTCATAGAGGATATTCCACTTGAACAAGGCTTTGCAGGATTTGAAAAAACAATTAGATCTTTAGCAAAACAAGACCCTGAACTCGCTGCACAATACAGAACAGTAATGAGTAACAAAGGTGATGTACCCGTTAAACGTGCAAGTGCCAGAGAATTTTTAGTAGAAGCATTAAAAAAAGAAAATCCTAATGATACTACATTCGCAGACATAGTTTCTGAAGTTGATGTTAAATATATTACAGAAGGTGGCGGTGGAATTTCTGGAGACCCTATAGCATTAGTTAATAAATATTTTGGTCCAAGGATTGCAGAAGCATTACCATCAGGAGCAAGTTCAGAGGAGATTGCAATCTTCACGCAAAGAGTTTTAAACAATGTCGTAGATGCAAATGGCTTACGTCCAGGTGATCCAAGGTTCGATAGATTGACTGCAACGTTTATTGACAACACTCAAAACTTTGCAAAAGGCGGACTAGCTAAGATCCTGGAGGTCTAATGGCTCAACCAACCTTTAAAAAAATAGAAGGCGAACCTTATTTATACGAGGCTACATATCCAAGCGGCACTAAGAAATATGTGATTAGAGGATCAAGAACAGGAGCTCCAGGAAAGAAACAATATTTTCCTTTTACATTTACAGGATTAAAAACAGCAAAAAGAGAAAGAGATGAGTGGGTTAAAAAAACAGATAAAATTATTCAAGATAAAATAAAAAAACAAGGAGCCCTTGATCCTGCTGTTAAAAAAGTTGCAAACCCACCTGATCCAAAAAAACCTTGGAGATATAAAAAATCTGGAAGTACAAGAGGGGAGGGTAAAGCAAAAGCAAGTATAGAATATTTTGCTTCAGAAAAAGAAGCACTAGCTGCACAGGCTGATGCAAAAAAAGCAAAATACGATGCTAACACTAAAATTCCAAAAGGTGATTTACAAAAAATTAAAAATAAAATTATAGCTGGTGATACATTAGAAGAAATAGCAGAAACATATAAATCCAGCACAAGACCTATTGCAAAACTTTTAAGAGATAACAATACAAGTTATAGTGCACTCACTCCTAATATTTCATATTTAGAAGATGCAGAATCTTTAAAATATGTAAAAGAAAATTATGGAAAACTAAAAGGTGAAACGATGGGTAAAAAACTTTATCCTGATTTACCGGCATCAACTCAAGAGTCGAGAGTTCGTAAACTAGTTTCTAAATTAATCAATGAAAAAACCATAAAAGCAATTCCCGCTGCATTAATTGAAGAATACAGAGAAGAAAAAGGTTTTAACCCAGAAGAGTCTGCAAAAAAAGTTCAAGAGATTAGGAAGAAAAAAATTAAAAAATTTAGTGTTCCTGCTTTTGAAAGAGCCATGGAAGGTAGTACAACATCTCAATTATCACACATGGACGATTTAGGAAGTCAGATAGTTAAGTTTGAAACACTTGGTTATTCTCCACAAAGAATAAACCAAGAGATATTAAAAAATGTAGATCCTTATTTAAACCAGCTTTACAAAGAAAGAGACAAGCTTTTTAAAAATAAATCAAAAGGATATGTAAATAAAATAAACAAGATTAATGATAAAGGGGCGGCTGTTGCTTATGCAACTAAAGGTTATAAAAGTTTTAAAGTAGAAGAACCTATCACAAGAAACACGTATAGATTAGGATTAGATCCTTCAAAAACAGTCGACCCTTTTGGTCTTTTTGAAGGTAAAAGTATACAGGAGGTATCACCAAAAAATTTTAGAGGTAATATAAAAGCAATAGATAAAATAATACCTGACCCTATTGATAGATATTTTTTTATAGAAAATGCTAAAGCCGTTCAAGAGGCTCAGGCTAATATTCCAAAAAGTGAAATAACTAAAGTATCACAAAATTTAAAACAACTAGATTTTGATACAGACCCTTACAAACTTTTTTCTGATATAAGAGAAGATGCAGCAGCAAATGGACCTATATGTAAAATTGTTAGAACTAAAAAAGCAAATGGTGGAACAATAAGTTGTGTTGATGCTGTTGAAGAAGCAATACAAAAGGAACCAGAAAAATTAGCACAAGACGCAAGTAGGTTAGACAAATTTAAAAACTCAGCAACAAAATTTTTACAAAGTCCTTTGACAAGAGGGGCTGGTAAGTTTGGTGCACTAGCTGCAGTTGGTGCAGCAGCAACTGGTGCTGTTAAAACATTTATGAATGATGATCCATCAACTTATTTATCAAACGAAGAACAACAAAAAAATTTATTAATAGATATGGTGACAGGATCGTTAGATGATACACCACAAGAAAGACCAGCAATATTAGATTATCAGTTACCTGTTATTGGAGCTGGTGCTGTAGCAGGAACTGCAGCAGTCGCACCATCAACTATTGAGGCTGCGAGAAGTGGAGCGTTAGGTGCAAAAAAATCTGGAATTACAAAGACTGCATTAAAAACTTTAGGAAGAGGTTTAAGTGCTTTAGGTACACCGGCTGCATTACTTGCAACTGAACCTTTATTTATTGCAGGTCAAGTACAACAAGGTGATTCATTGACTGACATTGCAACTAATCCAATGAATTATTTGGGGGCTGCATTTGCAGGTCCTGCAACTGAATTTGCTACCAAAGGATTAAGTCCTACAATTGCAAAAACTATGAGACTTGGAATTAGTCCAAGTGTGTTGAAAACTGTATCAAGAAGATTTGGTTTACCAGGTCTTGCGTTATCTGCTGGTATTAGTGGATACGAAATGTTTGATGACTACAGAAACAAAAGAGGTATGTTCCGTGAAGAATAAAACTCTTGTTGTAAATATGCAACACGTCAAATGGAAGGAAATCCCACCTTTAAAAGGACCTGACTCACAAGGGTTGAATGTTCAAACAAAACAAGCTACAAACATAAGGAACTCGGAGAATATAAATGGCAGATATAGACAAAGCCCTACCAAACGTAGAGACTGAAATTAAAATACCTGGAGAAGACGAAATTGTTGAAGCTCAACAAGAAAATATTAAAGAACAAGTTGGACCAGATGATATTCAAATAACTCAAGACGAAGATGGTGGAGCAACAATTAATTTTGATCCAGAAGCAGTTAATGCAGGTGGAGGCGAATCTCATTTTGATAATTTAGCAGAACTTTTACCAGAAGATGTTTTAGGTAAATTAGGTTCTGAACTTGCAGAAAATTATAATCAATATAAATCTTCAAGAAAAGATTGGGAAGATAGTTACACAAAAGGTTTAGATCTTTTAGGATTTAAATATGAAAACCCAACTCAACCTTTTCAAGGAGCAAGTGGTGCAACGCATCCTGTTCTTGCAGAAGCAGTAACACAATTTCAAGCACAAGCTTACAAAGAATTATTACCGGCTAATGGTCCAGTACATACTAGAATAGTTGGACTAGCAGATAGAGCTAGAGAAGATCAATCAAACAGAGTTAAAGAATTCATGAACTATCAACTCATGGATGTGATGAAGGAGTATGAACCCGAGTTCGATCAAATGCTTTTTTATCTCCCTCTTGCCGGCTCTGCGTTCAAGAAAGTTTATTACGATGAACTACTTGGCAGAGCCGTGTCTAAATTTGTACCGGCTGATGATTTAGTTGTTCCATACACTGCAACTTCTTTAGAAGATGCAGAGTCTGTTATTCACATGATTAAAATGTCTGAAAACGAAGTTAGAAAAAAACAAGTATCAGGTTTTTACAAAGACATAGAACTAACACCAGGTTACAATGAAGAAACAGAAGTACAGAAAAAAGAACGAGAACTAGAAGGTGTTACAAAAGGAAAAGACGAAGACATCTTTACTATTTTAGAAATACACACTGATTTAGATTTAGATGGTTTTGAAGATAAAGACTCAGCAGGAGAACCAACAGGAATTAAACTTCCATACATTGTAACTCTTGAAATGGGTAGTAGAGAAATATTATCAATTAGAAGAAACTTTCAAGCTGAAGATCCGACAAAATCTAAAATAGATTATTTTGTTCATTTTAAATTTTTACCGGGTATGGGTTTTTACGGTTTTGGTTTAATTCATATGATCGGTGGTTTGTCTAGAACGGCAACTACTGCACTAAGACAACTACTAGACGCAGGTACACTAAGTAATTTACCTGCAGGATTTAAACAACGAGGAATAAGAGTAAGAGACGAAGCGCAGGCAATCCAACCTGGAGAATTCAGAGATGTAGATGCACCTGGAGGAAGTATTAAAGATGCATTTATGCCATTACCATTTAAAGAACCTTCACCAACATTATTACAGTTGATGGGAGTAGTGGTTTCGGCAGGGCAACGATTTGCCGCCATAGCTGACATGCAGGTCGGTGACGGCAACCAGCAGGCAGCTGTTGGAACGACTATTGCCCTCTTAGAGCGAGGCTCCAGGGTCATGTCAGCCATACATAAAAGATTGTATGTGGCGATGAAAAATGAATTTAAATTATTAGCTGGTGTTTTTAAAACTTACCTACCTCAAGAGTATCCATATGATGTAGTGGGTGGTCAAAGAAATATTAAAGTTGCAGATTTTGATGATAAAATAGATATTATACCTGTTGCAGATCCAAACATTTTTTCTCAATCACAAAGAATTAGTTTAGCACAAACAGAACTACAACTTGCGATGTCAAATCCTCAAATGCATAACCTGTATGAAGCATTTCATTCAATGTACACAGCGATTGGTATAAAAAATATTGATAAAATTTTACCACCACCGCAACAACCACAACCAATGGACCCTGCAACTGAAAATATTCTTGCAATGAGCAACAAACCATTTCAAGCTTTCAAAGGACAGGACCATCAAGCGCATATTACGACTCATTTAAACTTTATGGCGACGAATATTGCTAGAAATAGTCCGGTTGTAATGGGTGCACTCGAAAAAAACATTTTTGAACACATTTCTTTGATGGCACAAGAGCAATTAGAGGTAGAATTTAGAGATGAGATACAACAATTGATGCAAATGCAACAAATGGCGCAACAAAATCCAATGTTACAGCAAGATCCGCAGTATCAACAACAAATTATGCAAATGTCTATGAGTTTAGAGTCTAGA